AGATAATCAAGGAGAATGCATGCAGGATCACATTAAACAAGCACTAGAGTTTGCTAATTATAGGCAGACTTTTTCGATCCAACGTAAGATTCTAAAAGAAAAAATCTCAGCCAAACTAACACTGGGCTACAATGGCGGACTGTTTCACGTTGATAGAATACTGTTGGCTTTCATAGAGCTGTTGTTGACCAAAGGTCGAACCAACGGAGTGATACTGTTAGATCAAAATGAAAATCCCATACTAATTGAAGATCTAACAGTATTCAGAGATGAATGCTTTAATAGATATTTCGAAGCCACTAATGAATATTTTGAACAGGATCAACTGCTGAAAAAAAGCAGATCAGTGGAAAAATTACTAGATCTATGACTAAAGGCATATTGATCTACGCTCATAATAATCGCACTGTGGATTATGCATTGATGGCGATTATCTCCGGAGGGTTGGCTAAAAAATATCTCGGGCAACCTGCGTCGTTGGTAACTGACCAACCCACTGTAGATTGGATGATAGAATCTAAGATATATGATCGTGCTCAACAGATTTTCGAACATATTTTCATAGTGGCTAGGCCCGAGTCGAACAATTCTAGAGGATTACACGACGGCACAGAACGTAGTGTAGTACAATTCATTAATGGTAATAGAAATTCGGCCTATGATATTACCCCATATCACCGAACACTGCTAATTGACGCAGACTTTCTCATATTTTCTAATAGATTAGCAGAGTATTGGGATGTTGACAGTGATGTTATGATTGGAGAATCTATCAATGATATCTATAACAATCAACGAATGGGATATCATGATCGATATGTTTCCGACGTAGGAGTTAAATTATATTGGGCCACTACAGTGATGTTTACAAAAAATACATATTCAAAAATGTTTTTTGATCTAGTACGTCATGTCAAAGACAACTATCAATATTATGCCGACACATATAGATTTGATTCAAAACAATATAGAAACGATATTGCATTTAGCATAGCCAAACATGTGTTGGCAGGGTTTGAACAGTCTCCAATAGGACGTTTACCGCCGATTCTAACGCTACTAGACAGAGATATATTACACTCAGTGGATGCCAACAGACTAACCTTGCTGGTGTCTCCAAAATTAGATGCGAATTATTGTGCAGCTTCAATACAAGATATTGATATTCATGTAATGAATAAGCAGAGCATAGTAAGACACAGTGACCGATTATTGGAGCTGATATGAAGTTTGGATATCTATTAGTAGTCGCAGAACATGAAACTATAGATTATCTAAAGTTGGCCTACGCATTAGCACTGAGTATAAAAAATACTCAGAGACCAGGCTTTGATCAAATTGCTTTGGTAATAGATAATAAACAAAAACTTTCGAAACTGAATAGCACTTGGGTGTTTGACCATGTTATAGAATGGAGTCAAGAAACATTCTGGGACGGTAGATCATGGATGGATCAACTCACGCCATTCGAATATACGGTATGTCTAGATGTAGATATGCTGTTTATGCGGGATTATAGCCATTGGGCAGAATATTTTATTGAGCACAGCGAGTTATATATAGCTAATAAAAGTTATACCTATAGAGGTGAGACTGTGATAGATCAGTATTATCGCAAGGCTTTTATAAAGAATGATTTGCCAAACCTTTATAGTCTGTATACCTTTTTCAAAAAAGACAGCAAAGTAGCCAAAGAATTTTTTGATCTCGGAAGAGATATTATAAAAAATCCTGTAGAATTTTCAAATATTTTTTTGTCGGAACATAAACCGAGAGTTCTAGGCACAGACGAGGCCTTTGCTCTAGCAGCCAAAATATTAGATGTCGCAGATGCCATCGCATATCCTCTAGAGTTTCCACGTGTGGTACACATGAAACCTATGATACAGAATTGGCCATGGCCCGCAGATTCATGGAGCGATCATGTGGGATTTTATCTAAATCGAAAAGGCGAATTGAAAATAGGAAATTACCAACAGCATGACATCGTTCATTATGTTGAAAAAGATCGAATCAACGATGAAATGATCAATATACTTGAGGAGATTGTATGGAAGAAATAGAAGATTTTGATAACTGGTTTTCAAATTATAAGTTACCTCCGGTAAAGTTTGTTGCGGTGTTTGACCCCCACACTGGCTCAGTGATCAGTGTAGGACCTAGTCATGCTTTCAAAGATCAAAAACACAAGATTTCTGTGGACAAAGAACTGGCAGAATCTATAATTAACGCAGAAATTAAAATTGACAACTGTGTAGTTGATGTGAATTCGAATACTCTAGAAGTAGCAGAAATAAAAAGTGTCTACAAGATCGATGATGTACTACATAGAGTCATAGATAAGAAAGACTCCGAAATAAAAAAACCAGATATCTATATTAAGTATGATTCAAAACTTGCTACCTTAAAAATTGAAATGTCTACAGAATTTGGCGGCACTAAAAAATCACGGTCTGGCCTTAAAAAACGTAACATAGTTTGGGATGGCGACACCGAAATGCAATTTTTTATCACCGAATATAACGATCCGAACTTGCTCTTTGAAGTAGTTACTGTTACAATCAATGATCTCATTGGAAAATACAAATTAATAACGGATTTCAACTATGCTAAATTCAGTGTGTACACCAGAAGATTGTTTAAAAACTATGTGATTGAATATCGATGAAAACATTAGAATTTGATGTGATATTTTTAAGCTATGATGAACCTAATGCCGATCTGCATTATGCAGATCTCTGTGCCAAGGTGCCATGGGCAAAGCGCATACACGGAGTAAAAGGCAGTGATCATGCACATAAATCTGCTGCAGAGCTAAGTGAAACTGAATGGTTTATTACTGTTGACGCTGACAATATTGTAGATCCGGCTTTCTTTAATTTAGAATTAGACATGACCGATCCTAAGATACGAGTATACGGTTGGTGTGGTCGAAACAGCATCAATGGTCTACGTTACGGCAACGGTGGATTAAAAATCTGGCGCAGAGATTTTGTACTGAACATGAAGACACATGAAAATTCCACCAGCGACCGTGCTCAGGTAGACTTCTGTTGGGAAGATGGATATCGTAATTTTCCTAGGGTCTACAGCGAAAGCATCATCACAGGCAGTCCCTTTCAAGCATGGCGAGCAGGATTCCGAGAAGGTGTTAAAATGACCTTGCTTGACGGGGTCAAAGTTCCTCCACAGGAAATTCAAGAACGTATTTGGTGGCACAATATTCATAGACTACGTATGTGGTCAACTGTGGGTGCTCATATAGAAAACGGCATTTATGCCGTGTATGGTGCTAGGCTAGGCACGTGGTTAGCTAACTGTACTGAATGGAATTACGTTGAAGTCAGAGATTTCGAAATCCTAAGAGGCATATGGAATCAATATGGAAGACCTTATCAAGAGGTCAACGGTGAAGGCCTAGTTGAAGAAATTAAAAATCTTGGTGATAAAATAAAAATAAATCTAGGATTAAATTGGCCTTGGTTAGACGCAGAACAAAGCAATTATACTCTCAATCTCTATGACGAAACCATAATGTTAGGGCTTACCTATTATCGAGACGCTGCTAATGTATGATATATTTTATGTCAGCAAAGGTGCAGCCAATGATGATATTTGGCAAAGGATAAAAAGACAGGTACCTACTGCACAAAAAATAGAATATGCAGATACTTTTCAATCTGTACAGGCTAAATCATTTACGAAATTCTTTTGGGTCATCTGGGATCATGTCATTGTCAAAGAAGATTTCCAGTTTGACTATAGAATAAATGCATGGGATGAAAAATACATCCATGTATTCAAAAATGGAAATTATTTTGATGGCATATGTATATTTTCTAGATCCGCAAAAATCTTACAAAGAGAATGGGACTACAGATTTTTTACAAATAAAAAAGAAATAGATATTATAGCCAGCGATCCTATACCTTATGACGTGGTGTTTATATCTTATCATGAATCTTTTGCTGCAGAAAGATTTGCCGATCTCTGTGCTAAACTTCGAGGTAATTTAATTTGTTGGGTAAAAGATATCAAAGGCATACATCAAGCACACATCGAAGCTGCACAACAATCATCCAGTGAAATGTTTTACGTGGTAGATGCTGATGCGGTTGTTGTGGACGATTTTAATTTTGATTATCAAATACCTTATTATGACATTAATGCCAAGGTCACTGTGCATGTATGGCACAGCCTAAATCCAGTCAACGATCTAGAATACGGAAATGGTGGAGTGAAATTATTACCTAGGCTATTGACTTTAGACATGGATATGTCCAAACCCGACATGACAACTAGTATCAGTAAATGGTTTAAATCTATACCATCAATATCAAATATAAACGGATTCAACACTGATCCTTTTAATACCTGGAAATCAGCATTCAGGGAATGTTGTAAGTTAGCCAGCAGAATAATTGATAGACAAGATGATATCGAAACACAGCATCGATTAGATACTTGGTGCGAGAAATCCACCGACGAGTATGCTCTGCAAGGCGCCCGAGCCGGTCGCACGTTTGGATTGGCCAATCGTACTAATCTTAATGAATTGAAAAAAATCAATGACTTCGATTGGTTAAAGGAACAGTTTGATGCAAGATAAAACACGTATTCAAAAATTCATTCCTATAATGAAAGAGATCAGCCCAACTTTCTGCATGGCCAAATGGCACCATACCACGATTTATCTGCAAACAGGTGAAACACACAGTTGCTATCATCCGGCCCCGCATAAAATTCCTCTAGATGAAATTGCCGTTGATCCTAGTGCATTGCACAATACCAAAGAAAAAATCAGTCAACGTGCTGAGATGATGCAGGGAGATAAATCTGCGGGTTGTCAATATTGTTGGAATATTGAAGCCCTAGGTGACGACTACATATCAGACAGACACGAACGCAATGCCAGTATCTTCACCGAACAAAGACTAGGAGCTATTAAAAAGAATCCATTAGCTCCGGTAAATCCGCAGTACATAGAAATTTCATTTGGTAATGAATGTAATTTCAAATGCGGGTATTGCCATCCAAAACACAGCAGCAGTTATCATAAAGAAATCAAAGACCATGGACCGTATACCATGGTTAAGAATCATCGC